CTCAGCAAGCGTAGGCGCCACCGGCAGCGCATCGAGGGCAGTGTTGACAATCCCTTTGACATCTTCTGGCGAAAGGCCGGGGTTCTCTTCAAACACCCCAGCAACAATGTCTTTAACCTGCTGCTCGGTTAGGCTCGGCGGGATCTCGATCCCTTCAATCGCCTGCTCAATCCGCTCGATTTCTCGATAGATCCCGGTGGCTTCTTTAGACTCATCCTGGGGAGTTGACGGATCGTCCTTGACCGAGCGAGCGCCAATTTGACCAGCAACAGCTGTATTAATTTCTGCAAGCGTTGGCGCAGCAGGAAGCTTATCCAGGGCCGCGTCAATTGCATTGGTTACGTCTTGATCGCTTAACCCAGGATTGGCATCAAATGCGCCCTGAACAATCTCCCTTACCTGTTCTTCTGTCAGAGACGGCGGGAACTCAATATTGTTTAGCGCAAACTCTAGCCGCTCAATATCCCGGTACAGACCCGTTGCTTCTTTTGCTTCGTTCTCCGGCGTACTTGGATCGTCGGCTACAGACCGCGCGCCTATACCTTCATTGACAGCCTCAAGAACATCTTGCTTTGTTGGTGCGGCAGGAAGCTTCGTAAGCGCATCATTAACGACCCGCGTTACATCCGATTCGGTAAGACCTGGGTTCTTATCAAACGCATCGTCAACAATATTGCGTACGTCTTCCTCGCTAAGCGTGTCTGGGAACTGGATGTTCTTGACCGCCGCCTCAACGTCAAACATGCGCTTGTACAGACCGGTCGGCGCCTCCCACTTCAGGCCTTCAGGCAACGGACCGACGTCCATGCCTTTGGACATCTTGTAAAGTTTGAGCGCATCCGCCGAAGTAATCCTGCCGTCGCCAGTAACGTCGTAATTTTTATCAAACCCAGGCGCGTCAGATGTCCTACCAACACCGGGCACCATGCCAACGGCTATCCGTTGCGCGCGCAGAACATCATCAGCAGTAGGTACTGTATTGGGCGCGCCAATCTTGGCCTGAACATCTGCAATATCTTTAGCAACGCGTTCAATTTGCAGTGTGTCTGAAAGGTCCTTTGTTTTGCCTGCAAGATCGGCTTCCGGATACTGGCCAACCAGACGGTTGATTTCTTCGTCGGTTGGGTTCTTTAACCCAGCCGCTTCTAGGGCGGCTTTGGCTTCGACTTTGTCAACCGCCATTGGATCGGCATATGCGCCGATTTGTTTTTCAATATCTGTTTGCGAAACCGTAGCCCCAGGAGCGCGAACGTATTGCGCTATTTCTTCTTTGGTTGGTGCGTACCCAAGATCCTCAAACGCTTTGCGAACTTCAGCTTCGGTCACTTGGCGAGGATCAACAAAGCGTTGAACGTCTCCGGCCAATTCCGCTTCTGGTTTGGCGCCAACAAAAGACGCAATATCTTGTTGCGTAGGCGTATAACCGGCAACACGCAGCGCCGCTTCGGCTTCGCCTGCGTCCACAGCCTGGGGGTCGAACGTACGGGTTACATCGCCTAATGTGCTTGCCTCATCACGCTGCCCCAAATATTGCGCAACCTCTTGTTCAGTAGGTGCTGAATATCCAAGCGCTTGCATGGCTTGGCGCACTTCCGCCTCATCAACCATGCGCGGGTCAATATACTGAAGCGCATCGTTCTGTAGGTTGGACTCCGAGCGAACGCCTGACAGCGCCGCAACATCTGCATCTGTTGGGTTATACCCTGTGTTATTACGCAGGGCCGAATACGCTTCGTTAGAACTAACAATCTGCCCATCAAACTTGTTATTCAACAGATCCGTTTGAACAGCAGCATTCGAGATGCCAAGATCTCCTAACGCCTTTTGCGCCTCAGCAATATTGGGCGCGCTTTGGATGGTCTGCTGCACCTGTGGGTTGGCCGATAACACATTTGCAATTACATCTCGGCTAGTGCTGCCCGCATATGCACCCCCCGCTATACCGCCTCCCGCAATTGCACCAAGCAACGCCGATGTGGCAATATTTGCGCCCACATCTCGGGTTGGATCAAGTTGATACAACTGGCTTTCGGTATAGGCGCCAGTTAGACCCTCTTCAATGCCTTCTGACAGACCTTCTTTGCCGACAATTTTGACGCCATCTTTCATGCGGCTGCCAATCTCGTCAATCGCCGAAGCTAAGTTACCTTTGCCAGACGTGCCCAACAACGCCTTTTCTAAAGCCCCGCCGCCAAGACCCAAAGACAGTCCAGTAACAACCCCTGAAACCATGCCGGATCGCGCGGCAACTCCTAACGCAATTTCGGTAGCCTCAGCCTCTGACTTGCCCATTTTGTTTTTGGCAATGTCATAAGCTTCTTCAAACGCATTACCCGCAGACCCGCCTACGCTTTCAGCTATATCGGAAATAGCACCGGCGGCCAGACCTGCACGGGCGCCCATCTGTTGGGCCAACTTGGTTCCCATGCCACGGGCAAGCGCCAAACCACGGGCCGCTACTGTCGCGCCTCCGCCAATTAGCAGCGGCACGAATTCCTGAAGCCCTTCAGAGATGACAACTTCTGACAGGAATTCTATTGGATAGTTTTTAACGTTGCCCCAAATTGCTTTAGCCGCGCCCCCCGCGCCTTGCGCGCCGGCATAGTTCTTGTTCATCGCATCAACAGCGGCGCGATATTGCTCCGATGTTTTTGCTTCGCCCAGTTTCATTAACTCTTCAGCAAACTTCCCGACTGGCGTTGACGTTGGATTGATGCCCGCCATCGTCACCAGCCCATTAAATGACTGAATGACATTGGCCACGGCCTTCATGCCGACACCTTTGGCGGTGTCAGGAACCATGGTTTCAATTGCGTTGCCAGCAAATTGCAATAATTGCACCGCAGGCGTCTTAAGCGCAGCGCCCTTGGCTTTGTCAACGATGCCTTTGAAGTAATCGCGTAACTGTTCATCGCCATCAAAGTACGATGCCGGCGCATTGACCAGAGCATCAATCCGAGCAAGATTGTCTTGCGGGATAGCCTCAAACTCTTCGTTTGGCACCACCGCAACAATATACGAAGTTGATTTTTGGTCGTCTGGGTTAACCGCTGTGCGCTGAATCCATCGCCCATTGCCGGCTGCTATATCTGCCGTGGTGCCAATACGATATTGCTTTGCAAACTCCGTTCCAAAAACGTTCTTAAGTTCTTGGTTGGCGGCATCAACCTCTTTTTGCACATCCGCCGGGTTGCGATCTTTAATAATTGGTTTGCCGTCCGGCCCGCTTTCCCCATACTCAAAGCTGTCTATCGCCCATCGAGCGCCGCGCACCTCAATGCGCATTCCTTCGCCGGACTTCAGCGTGGCCAGACGAGCAGGGGCTAGCTTCAAGCCAGCAACATCATCCCAATTACGCAGAGATGTTTCTGCCATCTCTTTGAAATCGCGCGGATCGGCAAATTTTTGGTCAATCGCCGTGCTAAGCGCTTGTCGAGTTTCTGGCGACAGTTCGTTAACGCCGACGCCTATTAATTGGGCGGCCTCGCCAACCAACCGGGACTTCTCTAATGATGTACGCCATGTGTTTTCGATCTTGCTGCCAATCAAACCCTCTTTGCGACCGGTCGTAAGGTAGTGTTCGTATGGATTATTGACGCTTAACTGATTGATGGCTTTGTAATCATCAGCGTTAAAATCTGGATTGAGCCTCTTAACTTCATCGTACCTGCTCAAATCTTTGATAAGCAGATCCATGGCGCCGTAATCAGGAGACCTGCCGGCTGCTGCGTCCGCATCAAAACGCTTAGCTGCATTCGTTACAAAGCTTGGATCGTTGTTAACCGCATAATTGTACGTTGCACGAAGCGGATCAGATTGATTTAGCAGATTTGTTACCTGCACGCGATCCGCACGATTGACATCAACACCCTGGACACGCGCTACGGTTTGTGAAATCTGATTGGCTACTGCAATTGCTTGATTAAGATACGTATTAACCGAATCAAACTCACCGGTCCAGAATGCCGACGCGCTATTCATGGCGGTGTTAATTATGTGTTGCGCAGCGCCACTGGTAATGTGTTTTTCTAATTCCGCTTTTTTACTTAAAACACCGTTCAGCTCAGTGTTAACACTTGACACTGCCGCGCTTACAAGCGCTGGAGTAATGGGCTTGCCCGACAGGGCTGCCCCAAGAGTTTTGTTAAGAATGTTTTGCGTGGTTGGCGATATGGTTATTCCGCCAGTATTGAGCTGGGATAACCCGTAAGTAATCGCCCCCTCTTGTGCGGCCTTGGAAAGCTTTTCTGAAAGATTGCCTTCGCCTTGCAACGCCGTGGACACTGCCGTGCTAAGCGCGGCCTTGGTTTCATTGGACAGGCCAGATGTGCTGCCCCACGGGGATGACTCCAACAACAGACGGCCAGCACTACCGATGCCAGCAGCAATAGTGTCTTGCAAAATTTCGCCGGAGTTGCGCCCCGTAATCAACGAGCGCGTAGCCGCAGACGACATGGACTCAACGAGTTGTTTGCCGGCGGCGCTGGTTGCAAGGTCACCTAGCTGCGATGCAATTCCCTGTCCAACATACGACCCAATCGCGCTATTGATGCCCGCCTTTGGGCTGCCGGTCAAAACTGTTGTTACAACAGCATTGCCTACAGCCGCTGCAATTGCCGCATTAGCTGCCAATTCCGTGGCGCCCACAGCGCCAAGCAATGTTGATCCAAGCGCTTGGCCAACCCCAGGAACCGCCATCATTGCAATACTTAGCGCAGGCGCAGCCTGCTTAAGCATCGACGTAAACTGGGAAAAGGCGTCACCCTTTTCTTTGGGAGCCGTATAAAACAGCGGCAATCCCGTGTTCTGATCAAACGCTACTTTGAAATACGAGTTGTCCTTGCCGGCAGTGGTAGACCCCCACGTGGTGTCATTAAGACCGCCGCGAGCATGATCCCAGGGCAGCAAGGGCTGTCCGGTGGTCTTGTTACCTACCGCATCAACATAGCGCGTTACGCTAGAAACATAAGTGCCTTGTCCAGATTGAATGCGTGCAAGTTCGTGGCTGGGGATAGTGGCTAACTCTTGAGGCGTAAGCTCTACAGCTTCTCCGGCATTGGTGACATAACCGTTTTCATCATAAGTAGGGTTGGTAATCTGAGCCACATATTTAACAATAGGCCCAGATGGCGATACGTATTCGTAAATGGGCTCCAGATTTCCCGAATCACCGGTATATGCGTGGCCAACCACGCGGTATTCAGCCGGATTTTGATATATAGGCTGTACTGAAATGCCGTAATGCGGAGATGCCTTCTTGACCAAACCAACCTGATCAATGCTGGTAACGCCGCTAGACGCCAGCATCTTTGCCATCTCTTCCGTGGCCCAGTCACGATCAACACCGCCAGTCCAATAATTGCCAAGCGTCTTGCCATCAGCAAACGAAACGTTGTTTCGCTGATTCGTTATCTGTTGTTGGAGCTTTTCAACAACATTGGGGTCCAGCGTGTAGCCTTGATAAAGCATGATTTATTGCGTCAAGTCGTAGAACGAAAGCGACCCAACAGCGTCGCCAGTTGTAGCCCCAGACACCACGCGAACTCCCAACGTGTATATGTCGCTCACTCCAGCAATGCTAGCCCCTAACTGCAAGTCCCAGTTATAACCGGTAGGCTCGCTTGTATTGCCAACGCCACCAGATCCTGATGCCGTAACGTAATCGGTTTGAACAATGCTGCCGCCTGTCATTGCTGTCGCAGATACATCGTACTCAACATTGGAGTCTGTTGGCACCGCCACCCAAGATGCGCTCGTCAATGTTGGATTTTTGACCAACGCAATCTCATAGTTTTGGTTTGTGGTGGGGAGCATCTGAACACGATTTGGCAGCACCACCGCACCCAGTCTACCGGCAGCTAAACGAATCGACACCAACGGCAGGAACGTCGTGCTTATTGTGCCTAAGATTGTCGTTCGCCGCGCAACATGATCAATCGACGTTTGCTCAAAGCCGCCCTCTGACACCACCGAACAACAGATCGCTTTCATGGACGCAGCAACCGCCGCCGTACTGACAATCTCGTACCGCACAGGCAATATTGCAGTCGTCATGTACACGTTGGTAATGACGTTGGCATTCTCAAACGTATGGCAAACAATGTACTGACCGTCAATGATGAAGCCGCAGCGCACCGAGCCAACACCCAGCCACTCAAAATCCATCCACAATATTTGAGCTTTGCTGGGATCTAGGGTTAACCCTGACGGCCCTGTACCGTCCAACTTGTCGCCGTTCCAACTAGATTGGTTAACCGTCCGCGCATCTGACACCGATCCGGTTACATACGAACGTAGGACAAACGAATACGTGCCATCAATGCGCTGGAAGAAGACGCCATTTTGTGCGTTGTAGTAACCGACCCGCTGCGTCAAATTTAGGTTTTGGCTTCCATCCATCACAAATGTTGCCAACACCAACAGCCCCTTGCCGGGCTGATACGGGAACGAACGATAGCTCTGCCGCACTACCGACCCAGCGCCGGCCCCCGTAACCTCTATCTTTACGGCCGCTTCGTTAGGCAGGAAAGTGGTAAGACCGGTGCCCGTTACCGCCACGTCAAATTGGTTGTCAGCGGCATATCGGTTTTGGCTATCGAAGAGCGTATATGGCTGACTAACACGCTGCCGGCCAAACGCATCCAGTGCGGTCGGTGGGAAGGAAATCGGAATAGACGTGTCAATTGCCATGAGCTGGCTCAGAATGTTGTTTAGTCGGTTGAAGTACAGACGCAGAACATTATTGAACTGATCCTGATACGCCTGGGAATAAATCGGGGTGGCTTGCGGCAGGGCGGGCGGAGCTATCTTTTGCAGCTCATAGTCTGTCGTGACAATCAGCGTCATGCTCGCTTCCCGTCAGGCTGCATGTCAAGCCTCATCGAACCAAGCTGCCATGCTACGCCAACATCCGACGACTCAAACTTCACAATAACCTGTCGCCCACGAACCCGAATATAGACCTGACCAGTAAACTGCTCAATCGGAACTGTAGCGCTACGCACCACGCCAGCATTACTTGACCCGCCAACCGAACGCGGATTGTTATAGCCCGAACCGGAGTTCTGCATGGGAATCAGTGACAACTCCCCAGATGGGTTATTCGCCGTCGATCCACGGAACGTAATATCTGGCAGAACCCGGCGAATGAACATGAACTTGTCACCGTCATCCAAGTCAAATTCAGCCGACTCAATCGTTGCAACAATCGGCAAAGTCACGTCCGTTTGATTGTCATCAACACCGTATTCATGCTCGACAAGATTGTTGCTATACGTTGCGGCCAACGGATACGGCCTCAGCCCAGAATCAATCCACGCGGTGCGACCAAGTGACCCGTAGTACCAAATGTCTTCTAAATAGTTATACACCACGTACCGGTCTACAACAGTGGAATTTGCAGAGCAATAGAACCACCAAACTTCGTTAAAGCCTTCGTTGGTCCCTGAGCATACCTGCCCCAACTGCAACAAATTGATGTCGCCAAACACATGCTGCCGGAGGTCGCATCGCAATGTTTGAACTCGACCGTCATACCGGTAGAACTTGTCTACGCCCATCCAAAATGCAACGCCATTGGAAAAAGCTACCGCATTCTGGCCAGCGATAGAAATATTGTCGCCTAGAAGCTGAGCTCCCCACACTTCGGGAGCGCCCAAATATTGCAATGAATAGACCGCAGTATCCGTCCATACCACAATCTCTTGCCGTGACTGGATGGCTGTGATGATCTCTGATCCGCGAGACAACGGGAGACTTCCAGCCTGCGTAGTAGCCGACGGCGACCAATTAATTGAATCCTCTTGATCTGACCATCGAATTAACATCGGATCTTGTGTAGAAGAGCCGTAGTCATTACAGCCAAACGCAAACACAAACCGATAAATGTCTGAGATCAGAATGAAGTTTTGAACAGTCGGCACATCGGTGGCGCCTAGAATCCCATCCAGCGCAACCGCTCGCACATTCGTACCAAGACTTGTGTCCCAGTAGTACATGCCTCCGCCGCGCGGCCCAAAGATTAGGTCTTCGCCAAAGTTGCCTTCGCTCCATACGCGCAACGGCAACACAACGTTAGCGCCACCGCCCCACGGGCCTGAACCCCAGCTACCCAAACCCCAAGACGCTGACGGCCCTGGGCTAGGCACGGTCGCAATCGCGCTCCCAGTGTTAATTTGATACGCGGCTATTACCGTCGCTCCACCATTCCCGGTATCTGAAGCGTTGGACGTAACCGGCAAACCTGTGGTCGGGTCTTTGGCAATAATGGTGTATGTATCTTGGTCAATGACTTGTGCTACTTGGTATTCCTGCTCAAGCACAGCCTGCGTAATGTTGCCACCCAGGCCGCCCACGGCAACGCCGCTGTATGTCACAAAGTCATTGATCAATGCGCCATGCGCAACGTCCGTGACGGTAATGGTTGAGCTATACGGAGAAACCGTTACCGCAGAAAACGTGACCGCGCCAGCTGGGGTCGTCGACCTGATGGGCGTGATGTCATAGTATTGCGTACCCAGCGTTACGTAAAACTTAAGGTTGGTGCCAACCGCTGTCCACACATTGGAATCCAGCGCCGCCCAAGAAAACAGCGCCCGACAGATCCCAAGATACTCATACTGCGACAATCGGGTCCACCCGCCAATCTTTTCGGGCGTACCTTGACGAAACCGTACCTTATCGCTGGTATACCAACCTTGCTCCATGGTATACCGCGTGTTCTCCCGGTTGACGCCGGGCTTGAGGACAAGTTTCTTAAGCGTCATAGCCGTTCTTACAATTGCGCATTAATCGCGTCAAGCATAATTTGCGCCTTTTTCTGTTCGCGCAAATTGTCGTTTAAAAGTTTAGAAAGCTGCGCCTCAAACTCGCTGACGCTTTGACGTTCTTCGGCAGGCATCGCAGCTATGTTTTGTAATGCAATTTTGAAGTTGTCAATATTAATTTGATATTCAAAAATTTCCTGTTCGCGCATGGTTTTCGCTTGCGTCAACATTTCAACTTTGGTCATTATGTCCTCACTTGGTAAATACCGTTCCTCTGGTTAATACTTGTTGCGCAAGGGGCGGACGTCTAACGCCTCCAAATCCTGTTGCGGCAGAAAACTGATACACGGTCAAATAATTGGTAGACGAATTACTTGTTGCCAGCCACTCGCCTGTAGAGTTGAACGATATGCTGCGAACATAGTCTGTCGGAACATTAGACGGATTGGCATATTTTGCGCCAAATCCACTGACAGACCACGCATACGCGCCCAAGTAGGGAGATGCAATTTGTCCAACTGCCACCGCCGTGCGAGCTGGGTTAAATTCAATTGCCATTGGCGCTGATGTCAGCAACGTTGAAGGATTGGAAAACTTTGCGCCAAAAGCGCCGCCGGACCATGCGTACACATGAATGAACGGTGATGCGTCAAATCCAACGGCCACCGCGCTGCCATCATTTACAAACGCAACGGATCGCGTAAGGGCCGTTGGCGGGCTTGACGGATTTGATTTGATTGCGCCAAATCCACTGCCCGACCACGCCCATGCCGCAATGTATGAAGATGATGACGACGTTCCCACCGCTACTATTGCATCATTGGCAGGGGAAAATGCTACATCTTGCGTGTTGTCTATAAGGCCTAATGAACTAGGATCGCTAAATTGGGAGCCAAATCCGCTACCAGACCATGCCCAGACTTTGGGGACCTGCGCGCCCGTCACTGCCACCGCAGATGCGCTTGGATTAAATTTTATACGTGTTGCACCAAGGGATGGCAATGTTGCAGGATCTGCATATTTGGCCCCCCACCCCGTGGATAAATTAAAAGGAAATGCAATTAAAAAATTGGCATACTGCATACCAATAACTACATTGTCATTGGAAGGGGTTATGTCAATTGAATACGAATCTTTTAACGACGTAGTAAACGGGTCAGTGTATTTGGCACCAAAAAATGACCCCGCCCAATACCAAGCTCTAGCTTTTACGCTGTCATCGCCAACGGCAAATACGGCCCCCGGCACGCCAGATGGCAGAGAACTGGCGGTAATTCCAAACTGAATCATGTCGTCAAATTCCCAACCAACAACCATTGATTGGTTGCTATTTGGATTGCCGTTGCAGCCCCATATTGCGCGGCAATTTTGGTGCCGATACCAAAAATAGTAACGCCACCAGCCCCCGCTATCGTAACCTGACCCGCCCCAAGCTGGGCGACGTTTAGACTGGTTCCAATCGGAAACGCTACCGAGGCGTTCAATGGGATAGTAAACGTAATCGCTGAACTGTTGCTTAGCGTAATGACCTTATTGCTATCTGCAAGAACGGCGGTATATGAAGTTCCCGTCTGTGTATTGATAGATTGAGCAATTTTTGGGTCTGTAATGGTTGGGGATGTTCCAAGTACGTTGTCGCCCGAACCTGTCGATGATGTTACGCCTGTTCCGCCGTTAGCTACAGCCAAAGTCCCGCCCAGCGTCACAGCTCCAGACGTTGCTGTTGCTGGCGTTAACCCCGTCGTTCCCGCAGAAAACGTTGTTACGCCTCCCGTCGGTATCGTTGCCCATGACGTGTCAAACCCGTTTGTCGTCAAATATTTACCATTGTTGGCGGTTTGCAC